CATAGCACTGCTCGCTGTGGTGGCTGGTACAGCGCAAGCGCAACAATGCGCGCCGCGAGCCGCGCTAGAGCAGGCCGTCAAAAACTACGGAGAAATGCAGATCGGCTTTGGCGTTGACGGTCAATCGGGCAGCTATGTGACTGTGTACGCCGCGCGGTCTGGCGCATGGACGTTTCTTATGACGCCAATGGGGAAACCGCAGTTCATCTGCATAATCGGGGTCGGCACTCAGTTTCAGCATACCAGCGGCGGGATCACTGGCGTCATGGCAGACAGGTCGGTCATCAATCTGTCTTACAAGGTGAGTGGCGAGTGGCAGATTGATTACATGAACGCCGCCGCCGGGGTGTGGCAGCGGGTGTCGCGCGGCCACGGATGGGAAGTAACGCACGCGCCAGACAGCGAAACGTGATGGACGGCGCAATCGACATCCGCCTCATTGTTACCCTGGCGGGCATTCTTGTGAGCGTGGCTGGCGCATCTGCGGTCGGCAAGATGCAGATCAAGTCCATCCTGTATCAGCTTAAAGACATTGAGTCCCGAATCCGCGACATCGACAGGCGGATTGACGTGCTGGACACAAAGTCCGAGAAGCAGGACCAGCGGCTTGATGTGCTGTCCTCAATGTCGTCCCCAGAAATCTTGCGGCGCGACCATATGCAGCTTGCCTCCGCGCTGGCCGACATAGACTACTTGAAGAAAGAAACGGAGCGGCTGCACAAGATTCACAACGGCGTGCATCCGCCCGTGTCAGACGTAAGGAAAGCCACATGATCCAAGCATTGATCGGCCCGGTTGCCGGGTTGCTCGATAAGTTCATCGAAGATAAGGACGCCAAAAACAAGCTGGCGCATGAGATCGCCACGATGGCAGAGAAGCAAGCGCATGAAGTTGCGCTGGCTCAGATTGAGGTAAACAAGGTCGAGGCTGGCTCAGATAGCTTCTTCAAATCTTCATGGCGGCCATTCATCGGATGGGTATGTGGCGTTGCCTTTGCGTATCACTTCGTCATTCAGCCGTTGCTTCTTTTCTGTGTTGTGACTTGGGGCTGGACGATCCCGGCGCTGCCCGAATTTGATATGACCAGCCTGTTGACAGTGCTTGGCGGGCTTCTTGGGCTTGGGTCGCTTCGCACGTTTGAAAAATACAAAGGCGTCAACAAATGATCGTGGATCGCCTAGAGAACATCATCGCGTCTCTTCGCAGAGAAGAGGGCTTTCGCTCGCACGCATACAAAGACCACCTTGGCTATGTAACCGTGGGCATTGGGCGCTGCATCGAAGAAGGCGTCGGCGTCGGCCTATCGCTTGAGGAAGCTGAGTATCTTCTGATGAACGATGTGCGGCGGTGCATTGACGAGCTTGGCAAAGCCCTGCCATGGGCATCCTCGCTGGACAATCAGCGCAAAGAGGTGCTGGTGGAACTTGCGTTCCAGATGGGCCTGCCAAACTTGTTGAAGTTTAAACGTATGCTGGCCGCAATGAAGGACGGTGAATTTGCAATGGCTGCCCAAGAGCTACTCGACAGCAAGTACGCGCGGCAGACGCCAGCGAGAGCGGAAAGATATGCCAAGCGAATTTGCGGGTAGAGGCAACCACCAGCGCGGCGCGATCAGCGAGGCGACATTGGCGCTGCACATGATACAGAAAGACTTCACTGTTTATGTGCCCGCGTTTCGCGCCACCTCCCCAATCGACTTAATATGCATCCACAACGACACGCAGGATGTGGTCTACCTCGACAGCAAGTCAGACAAGCAGCGAATTGTTAAAGGTCGAGCAAACCCATCGAGGATACACAGAGTGCGGACGCAAGCGCAGAAAAAATTGGGCGTTTACATCGCGTACGTGACCCGGCGCGGGGCTATAAGTTTCTCGCCCAAACTGCCTAAACACCTGAAAGATTTGATGGATGTTGATTTTTGAGATCGACTTTAGCGACGGATCGTCAGAGGCGATCCCAATCGCGAGCGACAAAGATTGGTCCGTCGATAGCGAGAGCGGCTATCTAATCATCGAGCGAGTTGATGGTGCGCGCATCATCGCTCCGCTCGTAAACATCATTGTGGCGAAGGTGACGAGGGATGGCAAAAAATAAAATAATTGGCGTGGCCGCGAGGCCAGAGCCGGTGAAGCATGTTACGTCAATCGGCTCTAGCTCTTTGACCCGCCCCAAAAACAAGGCGAAACGCCGCGCCTACAAGAAGTATCGCGGGCAGGGACGTTAGTGACTATTTGCTCGCCGCCCTTACGAATGTAAATATTAACTGGACAGGACTCTACTGTTTTAACCTTCATACGCCGCACATCCCTTCGCATTCTTCGTTAAACATATTGATCTGGCCTTCGTCCTCGACGGTGGTCAGGTCAACCTCGGAAAGGGGCTTGAGGGACCGGTGAACGAATAATTGGTCGTTGCCGCCCGACGAGCGGCTGTCTCGAATAGCCTCATCGACGGCAACGGCGTCAACCCAAGAGTCAGGATCGTTGTCCCGCATATCCCGCCACAGCGCGTCGTTGTGGTACGGGCAAAACGTGCAAGCTGATTTGGCGGGCAGTGGGTACCCATGCCTCTCCATCCAGCGCAAGCAATCGTTGCGGCTCATTCGTTTTTCAATAAGCGGCCAACGGTTTTCAATCCACCGCTCGCGGCTTGGCTTCATCCGCACAGCCTCATCAAGTGATATGCCTATCCAACACTCAACCGTTTGCGCAGGAATCCGTTGGCGCGGCTTGTAGCCCGCAAGCCGCCGCATCTCCCGGTTAAGCGGCATAATCTTAAATTCGCGGGTGCATTGTCGCCGCAATAATCCGCCGCCCGCATCGCCGCTAGTGAAGAACGGGGCCGAAACAAACCGGCCAGCGTTGGCCTCGCGAACCACAGTGTCCCGCAGCGATCCCTGCGTCACGATATGCACCGGAAACGGCAGCACGTTGTCCGACATCAGCCAGTTCAAGTGATCATAGACCGCCTTCGGTTCAGACTGTGTGTCGGCAAAAATGGCGCAATCGGGCATGTGTTCAAACTCGCCATGAGCGGCCATCAGCGCCATCGTGGTTGACTGCACACCAGCACCGAGAGAGAGAACGCGAAGCTGAGGCTCCATCACAGCACCCCCTCTAGTCTAAAGGCTTGAGCGTAAGCGTCTTAGCCCTGACTTTGCGAGCAGGCTTGGCCTCGACAATCTTTTGCGGTTGCGCTGCATACTTGCGCTCGCCCCAGATAACTTTATAAGCGGCATTGTTGGCAAGGCCATGCGCCTGTTCATGGCATCCCATGATCTCTTTGAGATTGCGCTCTGCCTCTTCAATCATATCCTCGGCATCACGCTTGCGCTGCTTGCCTGTCACCAGCATGGCTAGATAGTCATTCCCGCCCTCCAAAACAGACAGGTCAACGGATGGCGCACCGTCGTCAACGCGGCTGTAGGCGGTGTCGGCGTCTGCGCTACTGATCGGCGGGTAGAAGTCACAGTCTGTGACACGCCGTTTAAACTCAACCGATGCGTCGATGATCCGTTGCTGAACCGCAGGATCGCTGGCGTAGACATACAGCCTTAATTCAATGCCACGGTATAGAGTGGCAACAACTCCCCATGCGTGGCCAGTGCATGCCATCTGCGCCTGTAGTTGCAGCGGCCCGCGATGCGGCGGCGGCTCCATCTCTGGCAGCGCAGAAGTGACCTTGCTCTCAATGATGCCCAATCCATTGATCGCAATCTTCGGTGCGTTGACAGCGTAGATGCCGCGCTCCGTGTCAGTCGAAACGAAGCCAGACCCGCGCGCCTCGCCATCTAGGCTGCAAGCCAGCGGAGCCGACCTATGGAAAAAGGCTTCGTTAAACTCCGTTTTAACATGGGTCAGGGCGAGGCGCTCGGCTGCGAGGTTGATGATGATCGGTTCGAGCCGGTCGCCCCAGCCCGTTGCCTCGTTGCCCTGCCAGTCGTCGGGCTTTCCTTCGGCTGCCGCAATGGCCTTTGTCAGTGCGTCGTTCGGGGTTGACCACGGGTTGTAGCCCATGATGGTCGCAACCGTGCTGGCCGTCGCCATGTCGCTCGGCGTCAGTTTTCCTACCATTTTTTGTACCTCCTATATCCTGTAGATATATGACTTGCATCTTCCAGTCATCGTCCGTATATAAGCTATTCGACACATCCAGACAAGGACTTTGTGACATGACACGACGCATGACCCGCGCACTCTTTTCGATCCGACCCGAAACTATGGCTTTAATTGATGAGGCGTGGCCGACCTCCGCACATAGGAACCGATCCAGCTTCGTTGACGAAATCTTGGAGCGCGAAGTCAGCGCCTATCTACAGGAGCGCAAGCCGCGCATCGACAGGATGATCGAGGCCGCCAGAAATAATGGTTAATGGTCGCGCCAAGGGCGCGAGCTTCGAGCGCAGCATTGCCTCAGACCTTGAAGCAGAACTTGGGATCAAGTTTAAACGCGACCTAGACCAGTACAGGGAGCGCGACCGAGGCGACCTGATCCCGGTGAGTTGCGACAACTGGCCGTTTCTCGTCGAGTGCAAACGATACGCCGGGACCGGCGTGGCACCGCCGCAGTGGTGGGATCAAGCCTGCACCTCGGCCAGCAAGGCAGGGCTGATGCCGTGTTTGATCTACAAGTTCGACAGGCGACCCATTGTGGCCCGCGTTCCGGTGCAGGCCATGGTCCGAATGGCTGACGGCAAAGAGACATATGACTGGCAGTATTATTGTGAATTGACGTTCGCGGCGTTCTGCATGATTGCGCGCGAACTTCTAGCCCCATCCCCCGCAATGACGCGGGCGGATCAACCGAAGAAGGAAAACTAACTATGGCACTAGGTATCGTAGACAATGGTGGCAATGGCAGCGGTAGCGGTGGTGGCAACTTCACGCCAATCGTGAAGTGGGATGCGAAGGCAGGCGACTTCATCGTGCGGCACAGGGAACAAACGGCTGCGGGCGAGTGGGAGAACGACGACGTAGATGTACAGATGCCGGTTAAACTTATTGCTGATTTAGAGAATGTCGAGGTTGGCTGGGTGGCGTATGTGCCCACACCGAGTTTTGTGATGACCAAGATTGGCGGCGCGATGCCAGCCAAGCCGACCGAAGACCACAAGATGGGCTTCCGCGTCCGTCTATACAACGACGAACTAGGGTTGCGCGAACTTTCGTCCGCTGCAAAAACTGTCGTTCGTGCGCTGGATGAACTCCACGATCAATACGTTGCGGAAGCACCGGCCAACGAAGGAAAGCTGCCGGTCGTCGAAATCAAGGGAGGCAAGAAGATTAAGGTCAACACGCCCGGTGGCGAGTTGTCCTTTAAGGTCCCAGACTGGTCTATCGTTGGATGGACCGACCGGCCCAAACAAATGGATGGCGACAGCGAAGGCAACGCGCCAGAAACGAAGAAGGCGGAAGTTTCCGTGGATACCGGCGACATTTTTTAAGTCTTGCGGGGGCGGCTGCGGTCGCCCCCGTTTCTACAGGAAGGTTTAAACAATGACTAACATCGCGGCGTATGCTCGCACGGTAGCGACAGCATACCTAGGAGAACCGAATCCCAAGTATTCCAACAGCAGGGAATTACGCTGGGGCACCAACGGCAGCATGTCGCTCGACCTTGCCACCGGGACTTGGTATTCGTTCGAGGACCAGGAAGGCGGCGGCGTTGTTGACCTTGTGCGCCGCCACGAGGGGGCCGGGCTGAAGTCGATCCCCGAGCTGCTAGAGAAGAAGTTTGGCATCGCGCGAAAGGATCAGGGCAGACTTGAGCCGCGCGAGTGGCGAGAGGCCATCTATCCCTACGTTAACGAATCTGGCGAGATTGTGGCAGAGGTCGAGCGCCGCGTGGACAGGGACGGCGGCAAAAGATTCCTGCAATACCGATACGAGGCGGGCCGACGGGTGGCGGGTATCAATGGTATCGAGATGCCGCTGTACAGGCTGCCGGACTTACTGGCCCGGCCCGACGAGCCTGTCTTCGTCGTTGAGGGAGAGAAGTGCGTCCATGCGTTAAGCAGGCTGGGCCTGTTGGCGACAACCGCGAGCCAGGGTTGCAACGGTTGGCGGCCACACCACGCAAAGCATTTAAACGGGCGCAATGTCGTCGTGCTGCCCGACAATGACGAGGCAGGCGAGAAGTACGCCAACGCCGTCATCGCCTCGCTGGACAAGTCAACGACCCAGATCAAGATTGCCCACTTGCCCGACCTAGAAGAAAAGCAGGATGTCGTTGATTTTCTAAAGAGCGGAAAAACTGTCGAGGATTTGCTAGAGATAGTGCGCGCCGCCCCTGTCGTTTTTGGAGATTCAGAGAATTTTGACGCCGCGCCTAGCCCTGACCATGCTGAAACTGAGGTTGGGGACGTGCTGGCCGACACGTTTGAGGTGCTGGACATTCGCGCAGTACGTGCAAAGCCTCCAGTCGAATGGCTGGTGGACGGGGTGCTACCCGACGCGGAATTTTCGGTGCTTTATGGCCCGCCGGGGGCGGGTAAATCCTTCGCGGCCCTCGATATCGCGCTTCACGTCGCGGCGGGGCGCGCGTGGCATGGCAAGGCGACAAAACAAGGCGCGGTGCTGTACATCGCAGGCGAAGGCGTCGGCGGCATGGGCCAGCGCGTGAAGGCGTGGCAACTTGCCAACGCGGTGAAAGGCAACCCGCCATTCTTCGTAGTGCCGCAGTCGGTGGCGATGGTCGATGGCGAGCAACTGGCCAAACTGATCGCAACAATTGATAGTCTCGCCGCGCCCCTGTCGTTGGTGGTAATCGACACGGTGGCCCGGTCGCTCGTAGGCGAGGATGAGAATGACGCCAAGGCCATGGGCGTTTTCGTTGAAGCGGCGGAAACCGTGAAGCGACACTGCCGCGCGGCGGTCCTGGGCATACACCATAGCGGGAAAGACGTGGCGCGAGGATTGCGCGGGTCTTCGTCGCTATTGGCTGGTGTTTATGCATCTATCAAAACAGAGCGCAGCGGCGACTTGCTCACGCTGAAAGTCGAGAAACAGAAGGACGCAGAACAAGGTGAACCTATTTCGTTTGAGTTGGCGACGGTCGCAATCGTCGGCGGGTCGTCCCTCGTATTGCGCCCTGCGCGCGATGCCGCAACGCCGGGCGGGCGCGAAAATCCGAAGGGCACGGCGGGCCTTGTCCTGGACGTATTGCGGGAACTCGGCGCATTTGACGAACGATTCGCGCACGGCCAACGCCCGCATATTGAGGAATGGGTGGCCGCATGTCGCGAGCGGTACCCAGACCACAAGGCATCAACGCTATCGTCGGCGCGTCAGCGCCTTGTGGATCGGGGATTCGTTTTTATTTCCGCTGAGAAACGATGCTATTTAGGCGAGGGCCGCATACGCAAAGAAGAACAACGCGAAGAAGGCTAGAACGGCGAGGGTGTTGGCGAAGATTTGCATGACAAGCCCATCCTATGCTTTGGTTTCGTCGAAGTGCGGCGCGAGGCTGGCTAGGTATTCTTCCGCTGTCGCGAACTCATCGGGCGGGGGGTTGCGCATGTCGAGCGCGATCTCGTAATCGCACACCATGTAGATGCCGTCGAGCAAGGCGAGCAGGAACCCGCCGTTGATGTTAAGTGCGCGCTTCGCCTTCGCGTAACTGTCAAAGTACTCCATGGCCTAGCTATCCTCCTCTTCTACTGCTTGCGTCGATCTTCATTTTGCTGTCTTTTTAGGTGACGGCCCATAGGACCACGGCCACAAGGTAAATCGCCCCCAGCATGCAGCCGAGGGCAATCAGGTCTAAGATAACGGCGCGAATCATGATCAACTTTTGCATTTGCTTTCCCTCTCTTTGACCGGCCATAAACAGCCGAGAAACGGCACCCCGTAGGATGCCGAGACTGGGCAGCTCACTCTTCGCGGTTGTCTAGTTCATCTTTCAGGGATTTGACGACACTCGCGCAGACTTCCATTGCCTCCATGAACCAACCTTGCGCGATTGCGTCTGAGATATCATCGCACGGCCCATATTCGCTTGTGGCCTCGTTTACATAGTCTTCGCGTTCTAGGTTTGAGGACAGCCACGCGTGGCGGTCGCGGCGATAGACGCTGACCATGCCGTCTACGGTTTCGAACATATCGTCGGGATCGGCGTTGTCGTATGCGATGGCATGTAGTGCCGAGTAAATCATGTCGTATTTGTGATCGTCGGGCGGCATCCCGCCGTGGGCCGAGTAGATCATGCCCGTGATCCATCCGTCGTCGGCGGTTGAGTGATAATAGGGCTCTCCGTTGGCGCATTTTTTACGAACGAATGTTGCGAGTGCTTCAGTTGCTAGTTCCTGGATAGTCATTGTGTGCCCCACTACGCCACCTGCTGCATTTGTTCGACCTCAACAATATCGCGCATCGCAACCGCGACAATTTGCTCGCAGCCGTCGCGAGATAACGCGATTTTCAAACGCTCGCCTGCTGCTGGGTAGACCTCATCCCGCGCAACGCCCGTCAGGAACCAGCCACCGCTCGTACTGATCAGCGTGATTTTGGTAGAAATCGCGGCGTGGTTGTAGCTATTAGACCCCGGGCCGCCAGGCACGAAGGTTATCTCCGCGCCGAGCCGGTTCTTCTTAGAGACCCCCAGGCTGTCTAGACGTGCCTCAACTTTGTCAACGACGGCGCGAACGGCGCCATACGTTGTAAGCGTGAACGAACGCGCGCGGCCATTGACGGACAGCAACGCAGCCTCGACCCGTTGAGCGTAGCCCGCGTCCCAGAATTCAGGTGTGGCGTAAACTTTTTCCGTTGCGGTAGTTTTCACTGGGATTTTCATGCCGCGTCCTCCTGGCCGACGACGCCCTCAGCGATCAGGACATGAACGCCCTGACCGTGGTGCGGTTCCTGCCACACCTCGAAAAGGTCGCGGCCCGTAGTCTCGCAATGGCGCAGCGTTACGCTAACTGCGCCCGCCCATGATGCCGCGCGGACCTCAAGGCCCGTCGATTTATGGCCCCTCGCGGTCGCTACGGTTTTGCGGGCTGATGTTGGGATTGATGCGTAAAAGTGTGACATTGGCTTTCCTTCCTGTTGTCGGTCGTGATTGACCGGGAACCGGCCCGCCGTAGCGGGCCGGAACCGGGGCAATCGTTAGGAAACGGCCATTTCCCCGTGCGCCGGGCAAAGCGGCGCGCCCATGGCGTCTAGCCATTTGGCGGTCGTCCTAACCGTGTAACCACATGTCGAGCACTGGCATTTGACCAAGCGCGTCGTCTGTTTTTTGCGCTGACTTGCGTCTAACCGCGCATGCGGATAATTGCCAGCCCTTGCAAGGATCGGCCCGATCATTTGTTTAAACGCTTCGCCCGCGACCGTCGCGGTCATTGGTCCCTCAAGGCCCAAGGCGACGGCAACCCGGCGAAAAGCTGGGCCATGGCCAGCGTCGGTGCCCGCGGCGGCGTGAACCATTTCATGCGCCAGAACGGCGGCGACGTTTACCGGGTCGTCTTGGGTAGGAGAAACGAATATTTCAGTGGTGCCGTCCGCGCTGGCGGCGGGCGACCAGCACTGGCCAATGGTGCGCCGATTGCGCGCCAAGCCGCCGGTCGAGGGAAAAGAGCAGGACACGCGATACTTGGGCAACGGCGCGTCGAGGGCAGCAAACTTAGGCTCCATTGCACGGGCTACGTTGCGTAGCCATTGTTCGCGGGTGTGCTGTGTGTTGGTCATTGTGTGTTTCCCTTCCCGTGTTTCAGTGTCACGGAAGATATACGAACGATATAAACAGTGTCAAGCCCCGGCCAGCACTTTTTTATGACGCCGAGATATCTACTATATATAATGAGTGACACGTTCGCAGGTACGCAAAGGGTGCGAACCGTTTTGCGTACCTGTTTTTGCGTTGCGTACGCACGTTCGCGAACGCGTACGCAGTTTTGGAGGCGCGAAAGGCGCGGAAATGCTAGGGTTTTGAGGTGGTTCGCGAACGTGTACGCAAGTGCGAACCGAAACGGTCGGCAGGTACGCAAACGCACCCCCCCCTATAGGGGGGGGTGCGTACGTACCGGACCACGTATCTGCTATAGAAAATAGGAGGTCGATTTGAGCCATAAAAAAGTCCGGGCGAAGAAACCCGACAGGTCTATGAGCCGGGTCACGCAGTACGCCAGCCCTTCATTATGGGACAAGGTCCAAAGCGCGGTTTTGGAGTTTGACAAGGCCGCGACGGTGTATGAGGAGCGCTGGGGTCGCGACCGGCTGGCCGATCTTGCTGGCCCCGAATTGCGTGAACGGTTCTATCAACAGATATACAGAATGAACCAAGCGATCAGCGCGGTCGACTGGCGCGAAGTGAAGCATCAGTGCGCGGTCACGTTGCGCGGATATGCTGCGTTGGAAACTGCCGCGCTTGAGGCTGGTCACGAACCGCTACAAGGCCGGTTCTGGGACGCCCCAATGGCCGATGGGCGCGTTCTCTGCGTCTGCCCAGATCACCACGAAGCCGGGAAAGTGGCGCGCCAGAGAAAGGGCGAAAACGTGCTAGTGTATAGCGTAGAGGAGGTCGCCAACATTCTGGCGACTAGTGAGGCCGCCGAGGCGGTCAATGCAGTGAAGGCCCGGTTCCCCGGCGCGACTTTCACCGGGTCGCGAAAGGCTGAGATATATGATGATGACATCCCCTTCTGAGCCCGAAATAAGGCGCGCTTGGTCGATCCTACCCGTCCGGGCACTGCTAGACCGGAAAATGAACGAGCCGCAACTGAGGGCGCTTGCTGCGCTTTGTATCTATACGAACAGCTTCGGGGTTTGCTACCCGGCGCTTAGAACCCTTGCGGCCATCCTGGGCAAGGACTTGGCGAGCGTTTCGCGGATCATCTCAAGACTTGAAAAGCGCGGCTACGTCCGCAAGCTGAGGGCTCAAGACTACCAGCACAAGCAATTTGGCAACGCCAACCGCTATCAGGTTCTTTACGAACCCGACGCCCCCTTGCCAGGCTGGGAAGAAGTGCAAACCGCCGCCCTCCTAATTGCGCCGGATGACCAACAAAAAGAAGTAGGGGGTCTGGGGGGTGAGAAGCAATCTCTCACACACGCGATTTCCCTCGCTTCGGCCTATGCGACCGCTGTCGAGCGCACCACCGGCCAGTTTAAACGTGCCGATCAAGAGCTAGGCGCGGCTAACCGATTGGCGAATAAAGGCTTTTCGGCGCAGCAAGTACAGCAAGCAACGCAAGAAGTCGCCCGTGCCGCCTTGGCAAGGCGGGCCGGTGTTCCGGCATTAGCCGACGTGGAGCGGCACCTGATGGTTGAAACCACCCCATCCTAAAAACCCCAGAAATCCGTGCATTTGTCATAATATATATTATGCGACACCCGCTATTGGTGTGTTTAGGGCTGTAGGGATGCCCGGCCTGGTTTAAACAGGGCACCCCTTGCCCCCCGCCCCCTCGCTACTATCGAGGGGGGTGTCGCTCAAAATTTTCCTGCAAATCTGGATTTTCGACATTTACCGGCGTTGCGTTTTTTAGGTGACAGTGACACGCCAGATATACGATAGTGTGTAACTCAGACAGGAGGGTTTCATGGAACAGATAGAATGCCCGGCTTGTGCCGGTGAGGGTGTGCTTAGGCTGGACCGCAGCGTTCGCAGCTTTTCGCACGGCGGCTATATTCAGGAGGAGATCGTTGGCTGCCCGTCTTGCGACGGGTTTGGTGTTATGGAGGTAGAGGAAGATGACGACGCTTGATGCAAAAGAGGGGGACCGCGCCGCCCTGGCGGAAGCGCAGCAGGGGGCGAGTATCTTTGATAAGTGCAACGAGCGGATAGCACGGATGGACGGCTGCTCCGCGCGGCGGTTCTGGGGCCAGTGGAAGAAGCCTCTGCTGGCGATGGCTCGGGCGCATCAGAGCAAGGTGCGTGAGGAATGATAGACCCCTCGCCAAGTTTGGGGGTGCGGAACATGAGTGACGTGATGGATGGCAACTGGTGGGCAGTTGTTGGCATCGTGGCGGGCCTTGTGATTTGGGCCTTCGTGTGTTGGGCAGCGTTGGAGTGGTTAGAAATATCGGACGGGGATAGGTCGTGAAGGGACGGTTGAGCGAATGGGCGATCACCAAACCAGTAGCAGTCCAATGAAAGGAGAGATCGATGACCCGAATGACTGACGGAGCGCAAGACTGGGTTGTCACGCAGCGCGAAAACAATTGGAGAAAGCTGACGCTGCGGCACCAAACAATAACACTCCAAAACCTACGTTGGTGGCAGTTCTGGCGTCCGAAGTTTCAGACGTTTCGCCTGAACCTGTCTATGGAGGTGCAGGGGACTATCAACGTGTCAACGCTTCAGGTTGAACTAACACCGGAGAAAGGCCATGAATAAAACCCTATGGGATTGGTACTACGCCGAGACCAAAGATGAACAGAAGGCGCTAGAGGCTGCTAAACAGGCACCGTCAGAGTTCTTCGCTGAGCATGGTTCGCACATAGAGCCACAAGACAGGCTAACCATTGAATGCCGCGCCTACCACGCCGCCATGACCGAGGGCATGGTGTTGGTGAGCCGGGAGGATGCGGAGTGAGTCTACGAGAAACGCTTAGAACGCCACGCTCTAGCGTGGACAAGGGTGGGGCAAGCGACAAGCACACGCGAGCCTTTGCCTTGTGGGAGACTAGTAGCTTTGGGATGGGCTTGCGCCCGCACAGGCAATGCCAATGGCGCGAAGGCTGTGGCGAGCGGGCCATCCGGGGTAGCTATTGCGAGCTGCATGGCGGGCTTATTTATGCAGGGAAGGTGATGATAGACGATGAATAGGACGGAATGCCTTGAGGCTGCGGCTGGCGCGGTTGCTGACCGGGAGGGCAAGTATGGGACGCCGTTGGAGAACCACACCCGCACGGCTGCCATGTGGAGCGTCATTCTTGGAGTTGAGGTAACGGCGGCTCAGGTGTGCATGTGCAACGCGGCGCAGAAGCTTTCTAGGTTGTGCTGCGATCCGGCGCACATGGATAGCTGGGTGGATGTGGCGGGGTTTGCTGCCAACGGCGCGGAGGTTGTTGGTGGAAAATAAACCGCTAACGGTTCGGCAGGCTCGCGCGGCTCTTGCTTCGCAGGATGAGGACCGCAAGCAGGCGGTCGTGCAGGAACTTGAGGCTTTGGCCTCCAGCGAAATAACGGATGTGTTGTCTTGGGACGAAATGGGTCAGGTGCAAATTCGTGCATCTAATGAGTTAAGCCCGAGAGCGCGGCGTACCATTAAGAAGGTCAAGGTTACGCAGACGCAGGATGGCGCTAACATTGAGGTCGAGATGCACGACAAGCTGACGGCGCTTCGCTTGCTGGCGAAGCACCGTGGCCTGCTTGAGCCGAATAGCGATGAGATGCGACCCAGCATGATCGGGATTAACGTGACTGGTCCCAAGACGACGACTTACGAAGTCAAGGATGACGACGATGAGGATGATTCCTGACTTGGTGCTTTTTGCGGTAGCCGCAGCGGCGCTATACGAGATTTTTTTTCTGTGAGGAAGCCATGACAAATAACGGAAAGCATTTTGAGGAAAACCTTGAGCGTTCGGTAAAGGCCGCTCAACAGATCAGCGACTACTGGCGTGAGCGCGGTTATGACGTTGGCGCTCACGTTGACCAAAACGGGCGGATTATCACGAACCTGTGTAACGGTCTGCCTAAGGGTGCGCGTAGTTCTGTGGTGGGGTGGTCCCGTGGTTGACTTGGAGGTCATCGAGGGCGGCAGCCCGCGTTTTATCAGGTACTACGACAATCACGTTACCTGTGATTTTTGTGGCCAGCAGACGCGCGGACGACTGTACGAATATAGCGTGGATGTCGTCTGTGGCTCTTGTGGCGAGGCAATCGTTACGGTTAGAACGCCGGATGACGTTGCCTAGTGGCTAGATCGGAACGAGCCAAGGACCGCAGTCCCAGAAGGCGCAGGACGCGGGATGCGTCGGCGCTGACAGGGCTGAATCTTGACTTTAGTGAAAGCCCGACAGTCTGGCGCTTTCTGAACGACGACAGCTTTGTGCGCGGTCTGATGGGGCCGGTTGGGTCAGGCAAGACGTATGCCTGCCTAGCTGAAGTCATGCTGCGGGCCGTCAAGCAGCCGCCCTCTCCGATTGACAATGTGCGCCATTCACGATTTGCGGTAATTCGTAACAGTTACCCGGAATTGCGGACCACGACGCTCAAGACTTGGCAGGAGATATTTCCCGAGAATGTCTGGGGCTCGATGCGTTGGTCGCCGCCGATTACCCACCATATCAAGCTGCCACCGCGCGGAGAAACGCCCGGTGTGGACTGCGAGGTTATCTTTCTGGCGCTTGACCAGCCACGGGATGTTCGGAAGCTGCTTTCGCTAGAACTGACGGGTGGCTTTGTCGATGAGGCGCGGGAGTTGCCGAAGGCTGTTGTTGACGGCCTGACTTCCCGCGTGGGCCGCTATCCCACAAAGCAGCACGGCGGTTGCCCGTGGCGCGGCGTGTGGATGTCTACGAACCCCATGGATTCGGACCATTGGTGGCATGGGTTGGCTGAGAAGAACCCGATTAGGGGTCGCTACCCGTGGAAGTTCTACAAGCAGCCGGGTGGCGTATTGGACGCGACCAAGGAGCATGAAGGCGCAATCTTTGCGGCCAACAATTTCTGGCGCATGAACCCTGACGCGGAAAACGTCAACAATTTGCCGGTTGGGTATTACGAACAGCAGTTAGCCGGTAAGACGATTGACTGGATCAACTGCTACGCCGGGGCGAAGTATGTCTATGTGCAGGACGGCAAGCCTGTATGGCATGAATACAGCGACAGCCTTATGGCGGCTGACATTGAGGTTGAGAAGGAGCGCCCGCTACACATTGGCCTGGACTTTGGCCTGACCCCGGCAGCGGTGTTCGGGCAGCGCATGGCAAATGGCCGCTGGCATATCGTGCATGAGCTTGTCGCCTTCGACATGGGCCTTGAGAGGTTTGCGCTGAACCTCAAGTCCGACATAGAGACAAAGTTTGTCGATCAATTTAAACGCAACGATATCTTTATCTGGGGCGATCCGGCTGGTGGCAAGCGCGACGAAATCTTTGAGGTCACGGCATTCGACCACTTGCGGACGCATGGCTTTAACGCGCGGCCTACTCAAAGCAACGACTTCATGGTGCGCCGTGAGGCTGGGGCGATGCCGATGAACCGGCTTATCGACGGGAGGCCGGGATTGCTGGTATCCAAGGATTGCGCCCGGATTAGGAAGTCTCTGAGCGGCGGTTATCACTTTAAGCGTGTCGCCATGGGCGGCGGGCAGGAGCGGTTCCGAGACATGCCAAGCAAGAACGAGCATTCCCACGTTGGGGACGCATACGGATACCTGATGCTCGGGGGCGGGGAGCATCGAGCCTTGACCCGCAATCCCAACGGAAAGCCTCTGTTTAAGCAACTTCGGGCCAACACGGATTTCGACATTTTTGCATAAAAAACGGGGCGCTCAGGAAGGGAAGCGCCCCGTTACTACAGGAGGGTCTAAGTGGAAGAGCTTAGACCCCCAAAAATACCACCTTTCACGCACGGGGTACAACCCCTATAGGCTCTGCAATGATCCCAATTACCGCTAATTCCGGGGTGACGGTCGTGCCCTTCCACTGGGGCCATGTGGCTATGATGGATTTGCGCTGGTTTGAGCGTAATTACTTTAGATGCCTGCCTGACTACAAGCAGAGATTGCAGCAGTATAGCCAATACCCGCATTGCTATAGCGCCCTTTATCGCGGCAAGATTGCTTGTTGCTGGGGCGTTCTTCCCGTCTGGGGTGGGGTGGCCGAGGCGTGGCTACTAACCAGCGATATCGTAAGTATTGCTCCTGTATCGCTAACGCGCGGAGCGATGCGTTACTTCGATACGATAGTAGACCAGATGCGTCTATTTAGATTGCAGATAGTAGTCGATAGTCGCAACACGCTTGCTATTAGGTGGGCCGAAGTATTACATTTTGTTCGCGAAGGTACACTCAAGTCGTTTGGGCCTGATGGTGCCGATTACTACATGTACGCGAGGATCACAGATGGGTGGCATCCTAGGCAAGCCAAAGGCTCCGACCCCGGAACAGATTGCGCCTGAAACTACCGAGGCGCAGCGCCGCGCTGAAGAGCGGGCGGCAGAGGAAGAACGCCGCCTTCAGGCGCAGACCGCTTCCCGTCGCCGCGCGATGCGGTATGGCGGCACCCGTTCCCTGCTTTCGCAAGAGCGTGAAAACGCAGAACTGGGCGTTACCTCAACTTTGGGGCCGGGTTAATGGTTGGCGCACCCGGCGTAGCCGCTCCGTCCGTCGCAGACATTCAGCTTGGGCCGGGGCTTGGGGCACGCGGCTCTGTCACGGCTACTGGCGGATACCAGCCCGCGGCCTCTTCTATTAGCCCGCAGGAAAGAGCCGCCGCTGTACTTACCGGACGTGCGCCACCCGCACAGCCGCCTGTAGAGCCGCCAATCTCAGGCTCGATTGTTTCGCCGCCACCTATCTCGCCGCCATTCCTCGACCCCGTGATGGATATGGTGTCGCCATCGCTTCCGCCGCCGCCGCCGCCTGAGCCACCGGGCGCTGCCGTATCGGCGCGTGCCAGAGAGCTTAAATACGGCAGCCGTGCGGAGCGCGAACGTGCTGC